TCTCAAACTGTTCACGAACTACGCGAGCATATTAAATCACTGCCACAACTTGAGAAATCAGACGCTGGCAAAGAAGCATAAAAAAAAGGCTACCTCAATCGGGTAGCCTTCTTTATTTATATCGCGGATAATATATTTAGCAGTATCAACAGCCCTACAACAATGTAACCAATCGCCTCTAGCATACTAAGCATAAGCAAAAGCCGCGCCTGCTTTAATCACCAACGCACTGATGTTTTTATGCATGGCTTGGCGGATGCCATAGTACGCCGCTCTATACTGATTGCTTCTACCGATAAATTTAAGCTTGTATTCAGATGGTGGTTTCCCAACTGGCAATAAGATATTAAACTCAAGCCAGCCCTTGCCCTCAAGATGATACTCACCTGATATTTTTATATTCCGATACGTCACACCTATCTTTTGCTTGCGTATTTCACCTTCCAGGCCTTTGACAATGAAAGTCGCTACCATAATGTTATTTTCTGCACTCATACGCGCACCTCCCTAGCTAAAATATCTTTATATTCAATAATCATGCAAACCTCCTATTTTTTTAAATACACAAAGCTGAAAAAGTGATTACATGAAAGGGTTTCATCATCATTAAATAGTGTTGAAAATTCAATCATAGGCATATAGGTAATTTCGCCCTCAACTGCTTCGATAACTGCTTCAATGTTATCAAACGTACCGCCCTCAACATTCTCTAAATCTCGCCTTTCTGCACATCCATCAGCCTCACAATTACTTAGTACCACATACAACTTTTTGTCCATAACTAACCCCTATTTACCTGCTATTTTTGCTAGGTGTGATACATTAAAACCTAGCTTTTCCAACTTGTCCTTTACATTGTCATCATCAAACCATTGGTGCGATTCAGGTAAGCCAAATTTACGGCAGTAATTCGCGCCTAAATAGATTAGTATTGCTTTCATGTGCTATTCCTCCGAGAGCGTAAAGGCTCACTCATACCAACACCCGAAGGCATTGGCATGGTGTGAGACTTCACCAACCTTGCAAGGTAGCAAATCGTAGCATTTCTGAATATTGAAGCTTATGACAGCCAGCTTTAAGATTCCCTTTAGCGTCAATCCATTCAATGCTATAATAACCAACCTTTATAGTGTGACCGTTGGCTTTCCATTTCTGCTTGGCTTGGTGGCACTTATTGATAAACTTCCACGCCTTTTTTGCATGTTCAATCGGAAAGATTGCGTTGCGGGACGTTTCAACCGTTGTATCATTGCGTAATCGTAGGAAAGTACCTGCGCCACACGGTACACTGTAGGCCTTGCCTTCAATCCACTCTTTCGCCTGTCCAACATATTGGGCGCGGAGCTTTCTAGCCTTGATTGCATCAGCCTTGCGAGCCTTTGCAATATCATCCTTTGATAGCTTAATGAGGCATTCAAGCGATTCAGGCAAGGGCATAGCCTTAAAACCAAGCTTAAACGCCGCTGTGTAGCTGTTAAGCTGCTTTAAAGCGTCAATATATGTCTTATAAGCCCACTCTAAACCTACACGCTTGCGCCCTATCGTGATTAAATGCTCGCGTAAAGCTTTTTTCATGGCTTTATAGTTGCCCTTATGTGCTGCCTTAGTTCTTGCAGTTACGCAAGGCACAGAAAACACATTCAGGTGTGAACATGCGCTGCTTGCGTGTGATTTATGCTTGCCTGTCGAACTGCTATAGCTATCAGTCGTGAATAATACAACATGCTTCCCACTTGCATCGCGTACATGCTTTGCAATCGGAAAATGCTCGCCGTAGCTATAGATAGTCGCGCCATCATAAAACATATTGCAGCCAGTTAACTGGCTTGTACTTTCAGGCCCTAGCTGCGCCCATCTGTGTGCTAATTCGATATGTGATGTCATAGTGCCACCTCATGACGTTCAATGGCATACCAATCATTATCGTTAGTTGAAAAAATTGGCAAACATGATTCGCCAGATTGAAACTCAACGTCACCTATCAGCCCCATTCTGTCAAACACTTTTAAAGCCTGCTCTTTGCTCATGCTTCCCTTGAATACGCACCGTAAAACGTTTGTTACTCTTCTATGTGTGGTTATGTTCATAAATCACCCCTTGGTCATTCAGATTTTAAGCCTTAAGCTTACTCATGCCAACTCGCTAAAATTGGCATGGTGTAAACTTGCTTATTTATCCTATATCAATGTATAGTTTCATCTTGTAACTCCTTTCCAGCTTTTAATATTGTCAGTGCCGTGATTTCAGACCAACCGTGTAACGCTGCAAAATTTGCCAGCGTTAGATAATTGTTTACATAATCCAAGTAAGCCGCCGTTATATCTTCGCGCATGATTTAACCTTGTTTAGTGATTCTAATGTTCTCCGCGCTTCTTTGATTGCTTCGCGCACCATTTCTGAAAAATAGCTACCGTGACCTTTTGCCTTCATGCCTATATGGCCTCTAAAATCTTCGGGGTTCTCATATATTGAACCACCTAAAGAAGTTGCCCCAAGTTCAAGCCCAGTTTTGTTATGCATAACTTTTATTTCGCTGATGAAAGCTACCCATAACCCCGATTCTATGTTGGATTGTACTTCGCCCGATTCATCAAAGCTTAAATCGACATCATCATCATCATCAATACTCCATACAACCTTGAAGTTTTTAGTTTTAAATTCCCATAAAATGTCCATGATTCACGCCTTTTTCCAATCTTTGCACGCTCTTTGGGATGTATAATAATACCCGTAAGGGTCGCTTAGTTGATATTCTGCAAGCATAGCCCTTGCTTCTTTCCGTGTAGGAAACTGGTCAATCGTTTCAAGCTGGTTGCCTTCTTTTCTTTGGATATAGTACATAAATCACCCCTTGGTCATTCAGATTTTAAGCCTTAAGCTTACTCATGCCAACTCGCTAAAATTGGCATGGTGTAAACTTGCTTATTGTGGCACGCGATAACCGTTCATAAGCTGCAAGCATTTGTTTGCCATGAAGTGCCAATAGTTTGAAATTATGGCATCTTCCTGCTTTTCGGTTGCATCATCTGCCAAGCTACCCCAATCTTTCGCAAGCTCTAAAATCTCATAGTTTGTAAATGCTATATCTAGCGACAAACCTTGCAGCCAATCTGTGCAGGCTTTTAATGCGCCTAAGCGTTTGATGTTGTAGCCTACCTCACTGTCAAAGCATTGTTTTAGGTAGGCAATCTTGTCGGCTGTCGTTGCTATCGGATTGCCTTCGCCGTCCTCTTCTATACATTCTAAAATGTAAGACTTAACAGTTTTGTCTAGCTCGCTTGATTTACTCATAGTTCCACCACCTTGAAAAATTTGTTCTTATGCTCGCCGCGCTCTTGCATCAACTCGGCTTTTTCTTTGTCCTCTGTTGTCCATGCCATATCAATAGAACCGCTCGACATGGTGCTAAGTGTTGAATGATTTAGAAAAAAACCATTTTCATCTATTAGTGCGTACATATTAAACCCCTTTTCCTATATTTAAGCCCTTAAGCTCATCTTTTATACCTAGTAAATTCTTTAATTCTTTCACTGCATCGCGGTCAACATCATTACAAGTTAAAGCATACTCAAGCCAGCCGTGATAGCCGCCGAAGTCGCCGCAATCCTTACCTGTTGCGTTTTCGATGCTCTCGCGCATTCTTTCCATTTGCTCTACGTCTGTACTCATATCAATCCCCTGCTTGTTTGCGTTTGTGCTACATAACGAATGATAGCAGCTGTTAAGAGCATTGCAACAACTAAATCATATTAAATGTTGCAGTTGTGCTAAAAAGGCACGCTATACAATCGCTTGTATGATGTTTTTACATAGCAAGACATAGTAAGACATAGGGGAAAACCGCTTGTTTTTTAGGCATATAGGCGTATAATATACTAACGCCCCAGCTATTCGCGACACCCAAAACAACAGAGATATGGCAGGGGCTAATTTTTGACTTGTTTCGGGTATTGCGTGGGCAAGTAGGCGCGAAGCGCAAGCCCCTACCATCAGGGGAAGAACACCAAAAAGGCGCAGATAGTCCAGACACAGCAAAAACAGACTCACACAATCGCGCACAAGCCACGCAAGGCACAACATCAATACCAGTGCATACAGCCAAATAGCTAAATATAACGATAATCGGGGAAAGATTAAGATTTTGACTTGTTTCGGATATACCCCAGTAAGGGATAAGCGCGGAGCGCGCTGGCTTGTGTATGTAGCAAGCAGTTAATAGAATACCACCCATGAAGATAACGCAAAGAGAAAGCAAAGAAGATAAAGCCGCAGCAAGGCGAGCAATAGTAGCAGACTCGCAAAAAGCTGACTCGATGCCGAAAAACATCAGTGAAATACCCAAACGACACACAATCAAGCCGATGACAGAAGAACAAATAGACGCTGTTCTTATTATGATAATGGAAGGGCATACAGTCACCGCAATTAGTAAGATAGTAGGGATGCCCAGCGTTTACCAGGTGAACATGCTGGCGGGCAGTTCAACAACGTTTGCAAACGACCTCACACGTGCGCGTGAGCTTGGAGCTGCGACGATGGCAGACAAAATCATTGATATTGCTGACTCTGTGGCTTTAGACAGTGCTAGTAATGCTCGAAATAAGCTAAGAGTTGATACGCGGATACGAGTAGCCTCATGGTACAATAAGAAATTCAGCGATAAATTAAGTGCTGAAGACGTTGGAACAGTGATTGCGGCGACAATTACAGCAGCTCGAAATCGTAGCGATAACAGCAAACGAAAATCTCTAAAGTCTAAATAGTCATATATAACAACACTTTAGCGCACATCATACACTTTACATACTACTCATTATGCGACACATAAGAACAGACAACACAGCAATAGCAACAACACGGCTCAACACTGCATAACATTATGATAGGGGGGGGGATGCCTTCCCTTTTCCAGCACCACAAACACACACGAACACACACGAAAACAACAGAAAGGAGTCTCTAAGGGCATAGGGGGCGGCACTCTGAAATCCAACCTTGTACTGTAGTACATGCCCCTCTCTATATCCTGACCCTGTTTCAAATAGATTCGTTCCCCCTCCCCTGATATAGCCATTGTTTAGCGCAAGCAGGGCTGTTTAAACCCCTCTTAAAGCGATTTTCATGGTGTTTTGTAGGGGGTAGGTGCTGTTTAAGGTGCGCATGGCTTTATATTCTAAAATTTTGCGGCGTGTTTTTACAGGGATATTGGTATTACCCCCATATACAAAAAAAATTTCAAGGCTTCGCCTACATAGTCCGTAGCATAATGACAACTGTTGTTGCTTATATGCAGGGTTTTATGGCGCGCCCTTTTGCATAAACGCAACAAGTAAGTGTTGACAGTGGCATCTATCTAGGTGCAGGATGCGTCTTCGGCTGCCGAGTGGTGCTTAAATCGGTATCGTAATAAAAGCTGTTCAGGAGAACTCTTATGGTTGTTATGAATAAAATTATAGAAAGGCGGAAATACCGCAAAATTCTTGGTAAGGGCTGCTTGCAGAAGGATTTTACATCACTACGGTTTAAACGTAATAAAGATGTTTCTGATAAACGCTTTGTGTACCGCGCTCGTATTCGCCAACATCAAATCAGGAAAGCAGTACCATCTTTGTAAAAACTGTGTTTAGAGTAAGCCTTTTTATTAAAAAGTTAGCCTCAAGGCTATGAAGAGTGCTTGGTGTCCTGACCGACTAAGTGATGGTATGCCTATTCATATCACAGCCAAGCCCATTTATGGATTTTAACAGAAGAAGTGATGCAAAAAATAATTGAAAAGGTGGTGGGTAATGAATATTGAAAAGGTTGAGAAAACAGTTTACAAAACGACTGATGAAATTGAGTTTGAAAGCTCTGAAGATGCCGTGGTGCATCAAGCCTTGATTGATGAGGAATCAACCATTAAGGCGTTTATTGAAACTATGGATAATACGCCGCGCTTCAAGCGTTCAATGAGCAGGGTGCTTATCGAATATTCAAAGTACAAGGCTGTGATGGGCATGGAAGATGATGGAGAATAGATGCAACAGATGTGGCGAAGTTGAAATAAGATGGAAAGCCTGGTATAATAGTGGCATATCCTATGCAGATATAGGAGGGGTTTCGCGCCCCCTCCGAGCATAAGGATAATAATTTACTGCATAGGAGATTCAAATGTACAAAACCGTAAAAAACCAAACACGAGACCCAAAGATTGAGCTTTTAAAGCTTATGCAAGCTCACGGCTGTGATGATTATTTAGTGATTGAGTGCGCCAAGCTGTTTGATAAAGCTGTTAATCATGTGTGATGAGAGATGGTGTTCATCATGTGTGATGAGAGATGGTGTTCATCATGCAAAGATTCAATTAAACATGAAGATGGCGAGCCATACATGACTCATAGAGATATTATTCTTTGTTCGAGATGCTATATAGAGATGATACCAGATATATATAGCATGGCTGGATTTGGTGATGGTGGTTTAATACACGTTATATTCTACGATATGTTACATAGTAGTAAAAATATACGTGTAAGACAGCAGATAAGACAGCAGATAAGAAACTATAAAAATATACTTAAAGAACTACTTTATAAGTATAAGTTCTCATGTGTTAATTGCCAATGTAATGATGTTAAAAAACTAACTATTGACCATATATTCCCAGTATCAAAAGGCGGCTCGGATGACATTAGTAATCTGCAAATAATGTGCAAAAGCTGCAATAGTAAAAAAGGCAACAAGACAGATGCCTGATGTTAATTTTATAAAACTTAATAGAAGAATAACAAAGTGGGGATGGTATTCTGATGCTAATACATTTCGTGTATTCATGCATATTCTACTGAGTGTTAACTGGAAAGATGGTCATTTTAGGGGGCATGAAATAAAAGCTGGGTCTGTTCCTTCTGGGTATCCATCCATAGCTTCTGCATTAGGGCTAACAGTCCAGAATGTACGTACTGCAATAAAACATTTAAAAAACACTGGAGAGTTAACAGTCAATGTAACAAACAAGTTCAGTATAATAACGCTGGTAAATTGGGATAAATACCAAGTAAAAGGAAAATCTAACAGTCAAGCCAACAGTCAACCAACAGTCAACCAACAGGCAGCTAACAGTCAGCTAACACCAATAGAAGAAGGGAAGAAGGGAAGAAGGGAAGAAAGTAAGAATAAAAGCGCAAGCATAAATTATGATTCTTTTCCTTCGCTACCTAAAAAACAGCTTCTTGATGATTGGCTACAGGTTAGAAAAACAAAACGCGCGGCAAATACACAAACTGCTATTGATGGAGTAGGTAGAGAATTACATAAGGCTGTTAATGCTGGTTATGGTGTTGATGCATGTTTTCAAATTATGGCTGAGCAAAGCTGGGCTGGGTTCAGATTCAAGTGGCTGGAAAATGTGCAGACGGACATTGTTCAATCGCAGCCGAAAGATAAAAAATACGCCAAGCCAGCGACATGGGAGGATTGATGTACGGTAATGAAGTTGATATTGTAAGCATAGAATATTCATACATAGGAGGCTGCTTTACTGACCCGAACATAATAGGCGAGATACCTGTAACGCCTGACCACTTTAGCGATGCTGTTTGTGCAGAAATTTACAAAAATATGCGCGAAGGTGTACATGATGCGATGATTATAGCTAGAGACACAGGCTATAACGAGCAAGTGAGTCAGATGATTTTAGCGTCTATTGATTCACACACAAGACAGCAGGGGCGGGAAATTATAGCTGACTATAAGCGGCGCAAATTCAATCATGCTATTTTTATGGCACAACATGAGCTTAGCAATAGAAGCATAAGCGTTGATGCTGCTTTGGAAGACTTAATAAAAGCAGTTGATAATTCGGCAGATTCAACATATCGGCATATCGGTCAATTTGCTAGTGATGTATTTTTGGATATGCAGGCGAGAGTTGACGGCACTGGGTCAGAGAGGTTTATAAAATCAGGTTATAAAGACTTTGATAGATTCACAGGTGGGCTTGAACGTGGAAGCCTTGTTGTTGTCGCAGGAAGACCTGGCAGCGGAAAGACAAGCTTTGCTATGGGTGTATGTCAGAAAGTTTCACTGCATCATTCAGTAGCAGTATCAAGCATTGAAATGGATAATCTTTCGATGGCTTATCGTATAACAGCATCATTATCAGGACTCGATCTAAAACTTTTAAGGACCGCATCACAGTTTCCAAGTGAAGCATGGACCGGTGCCGCAACAGCTACCCAAGAAATGAGTGATATGCAGTTATATATTGATGACAACCCCAGTAGAACTATATCGCAGATAGCATCACAAGCACGGCGACAAAAGGCTATAAAAGGGCTTGACGTACTCATGGTGGATTATCTAGGCTTAATTGAATCAGACGGAAAGAATAAGCCACGCCATTTAGAAATTGCAGATATGACACGCACGCTGAAAGGCATTGCTAAAGAGCTGAATTGTTGCGTTATGCTGTTATGCCAGCTTAATCGTGAAGCAGATGGTAAAAAGCCAAAGCTTTCACATTTAAGGGAATCAGGTGCAGTGGAACAAGATGCCGATATGGTTATCTTTCCTTACCGCTGGACTGAAATGGAAATGGAAGGCGGAAAAGAGATCGAGGTAGACAAAGCCGAGTTGGTTGTTGGCAAGAATCGAAACGGTGCGACAGGTGATGTACCAATTTTTTGGCATGGTAAATCAGCAAGTTACAAAGAAGCAACACACGAAGACAGATTTTAAGGAGGCTGAAATGAACGAAAAAGAGAAATCACTAGAGCTTGCAAAATTGATGGGGTGGCGCGAGAAGATTAACCCATACGGAAAAGGTGGTCTAGCCCAATTCGCAGCCATTCTTTTGAAGTTTCCAGAGGTGTTTGAATATGCCGAAGGCGGTGGTTATTTAAAGCCAACTGAACATGGCGGCTGTGATATGGCTCCTACGCAAGAAAATATCCTCGATGAGATTTTAAAGATAAATGGAGTTAATATATGAACAAGCCAGAAAAAGAAAATCATGGTGATTGCGATATATGCGGCGAATACAGCACAATGCTAGTGGGTGGTGTTTGCCAGAAAGCTGTGTGTCAACGGCATGTGGAAGAAGGTAAGCATGAACTATGCGGCAAAGCATGGATGAATGGCGAATATGTAGGTCAAGGGGAATGAGTAGTGAGTAATGAATTTAAAACTATTGAACTTTTCGCAGGAGCATGAGATGAACACAATACAATCAGGATGGGAAGGTTTTGAAAATGCAGTTGTGCCTAAAAATGCACCAATGATTCAGCGTAATGAAATGCGCAAAGCATTTTATGCGGGAGCATTGCACCTGCTAGTGCTTACAGGCGACATTGCAGAGCTTAACGAAGATGCGGCGATAGCTGTGTTGCAACATTTACACGAAGAAGCAGTAAATTTTTTAAATACAGGAGGCGAATAATGGAAATATCAACATCTAAAATTGAATGCCTTGAACCATCGCAGTTAGAGGATATTGCAAGTATGGCGATGCCTACACACATGCCAATTTCTAAGGATGAACTCGAAAGCGTAAAAGCAATGGATAAGCCAAAGCGTAAAAATTGGATGCGCAACAAGCCGTGCCCTTGCGAGAGCAGCAAGAAGTTCAAGGAGTGCTGCTGGAATAAATATAAACAAGGTATGCTATGAGTGGCAACAATATTGAAGGTTTAAACAAACATCTATTTAATCGGCTTAGTAACACTGATTTTAGTGGTGTGAGCGTGTGCTTGATGCGCTGGATATATTGGATGGGGGTATGAGTAATGAATTCACAACTATGGAACTCTTCGCAGGAGCAGGTGGGTTGACAGTACCCTTGCGAACAGGTAAGGTTGCCGTATGAAATTTACAGATGAACACAAACATAATTTATCATTAGCAGCAAAAGCTAGATGTAATGATGCTTGGCGGTTAAATCAATCAGAGTCAAAAAGAACTCAGATAGATGACAAAAAACTTGTCGAATTATATGAATCTGGAATGACTCAAATAGAGGTTGCAGAGTCGCTAGGGGTTGGCAGAAAGGTTGTAGCGAATGCGATGCAGAGGCTTGGCATAAAGGCGAGGGTTGCTAAGAAACGAAACCAATGGGGTGAGAATAACGATGGATGGAAAGGTGGAGATGCTGGTCTTAGTGCGAAGCATAGGCGGCTGCATAGAGCCTTTGGACAGCCTTCAAAGTGTGATGTTTGCGGAACGGTTGATAAATCAAAATCTTATGATTGGGCTAATTTAACAGGTGACTATGATAATCCAGCCGATTTCAAGCGAATGTGCAGATCGTGCCATTGGAAATATGATGACAAATATCTCAACTTCAAGGGGGCTAAAGGTGGGAAAGGAAAGTGTGGAACAAGAGTTATTGATAAATGAGGGATATGCATCTTTTTTCTGGTGCTGGGGGAGGGATACTTTCATCCCTGATTTTAGGCCATGAGCCAGTTATCGCTGTTGAATGGGATTCCTACTGCTGCCAAGTCCTTAGAGAGCGAGTCGCCGATGGATGGTTTCCTAACATGCGAGTGCATGAAGGAGACGTGCGATTGTTTGATCCATCCGAGTACAAAGGACGAGTGGATTGCATTCATGCGGGCTTCCCTTGCCAAGATATTAGCAACGCAGGAAACAAAGCAGGTGTTGGCGAAGGTGCGCGCTCTGGACTTTACAGGGAAGTTCTTCGCATTTCCGATGAGGTACGACCTGAATACATCTTCTTGGAAAATGTCGCAGCAATCGTTACTGGAGCCAGCGGAGAATGGCTCAGAACAATCATTGGCGACCTTGCCGAGCGCGGCTTTGATGCTGTCTGGTGTTGTTTGGCGGCTTCCCAAATTGGAGCTAAACACAAGCGAAACAGATGGTGGCTCTTGGGCTACCCCTCAAGCGAGGGATTATCGGACAGGAGACAATCCAGACGGCAAAAGAGCGAAACGGAAACGCGAACAGGGGTGGGGTCTAGACCTGAACGACCAGATTCAGCTGCGACCAACACCAACAGCGAAAGTGCCGAGCGAAACGAGCGGCAAACTAAATCCAGTTTGGGTAGAGTGGCTGATGATGTGGCCTATCGGGTGGACGTTCACGACTGGGTTCAAGAAGAAGCGCAAGTCGGGCGCACAACAACAGAAACAGAAAACAGAGCCAATAGGTTGAAAGCTCTGAAAAACGGACAAGTGCCATTACAGGCAGCAACAGCGTTTAGTATTTTATGGAAAATGATGGAAGAGGTGAGTAATGAAAAAATCAGATAATAAGATTATAAGCGAAGCTGTGCGGATGATTGCCCAGCAAACACTCTACACAGGTCAGGATATTGGAACAGGCCCATATCTTGAGTATGAATCACTAATTAAAGCGGCTGACAAAATCGACAATCTTGATAATGAAATACAAGTATGTCTTGAAGAAATTGAGCGTAACAGGATGAGCAAATGGCATCCAGCAGAAACAGTCCCAAAAGATGGAAGTCAATTTTTAGCAAACATAGGATACCCGTGGGCAACAATAGCAGCATGGAATGAAGCCGAACAGGAATACATTTATGGCACCCTAGCCTCGTGCCAAATGAAAGAGGGCAGCGAGGTGTGGTTTGAAAACGAGCAAGCGTCAGAGGCGGATTTAATTGGATGGATGCCTCTGCCTGACATTGAGGTTGTGAAATGACAAAACCTATACACCAAACAAGAGTAAGCCCAAAGAGTCAATTTTGCCCTAAGAAGAGAGAGGAAATACGCTCTATGCGTAGGGCAGGAGTCCATGTAAATGTGATTTGCGAAAAGCTGGGAGTAAGCCGAGGCACTGTTTATAATCAGAGCGCAGGAGTTCTCCAAGAAAAAAAGAAAAAGCGCAGCACTGGCAAAATTAAAGTAGGCTCGAATATCATTGTTCATACTGGCGACAAAGCAGGGTGGATAGGGAAGGTTGTTGAGGTTACAGACGGTGGAATCGACCATAAGCCATACGTTAGGTTTATGAAAAACGGCATAATACATGCTACCCTGCTGAGTTGGTGTAATGGTATGAAAGCAGCACATTAAATACAAATACATATTGATAGTTGACAATCAGTATTATAAGGCGCACACTGCGACATCACAGGGGTTTGCAATGAGACAGCTTGACGAAATAGCGATTGAACTATCCATCCGAGAATTAAATCAAGCGGCACTAGCATCACACAACATTTCAAAATGCATGAAGGATGTTTTGAATAAGAAGGAATCTGGCGATGCTGAGGTTTTTTTCTACTATGTTGGGTTCTTGTGTGGCGTTTCTGCGGCAGTCAAAGGCAAGAAAGATATTTACGATATGGATAAAAGCAAAAAGCAGGAGCTTGTTTCCACTGCCCTTCATGCCATCTACACAATCGTTGATAACGATGCTTTTGGCAGTCTTAATATTCAGGATGATAACGTGGCAAAGAGCTTAACTCTGCTTGGAACTATGGCGTGTTTTTCACCGGAAGAAGTTGGCGGTGACAAGATTGATGAGCGAGGAATTGAGGATACCAACGAGAATGTGATAGCTGTAAATTTTGGAGGTAAGAAATGAATGTAGCTGATGTTAAATACCGCAAGTGTAACGACTGCAATCGACCAACAGCACAGGCTAAGTGGTGTGGTAGCGAAATGATGGATATTAAACCAAAGCAGATGAAGGTTTGTAATCCATGTTTAAGATTGAGGGTTGAAGAGCGAGCTAAGAAATCTGCAAGCAATTAAGGAGAGTAATTTGAAAGGCTTAACAAGGAAGGAAAGAGGTTTATTGAAAAGCACGAAAGCCAAACGTGAAATAATGAAACGGCAGAAGCTGGCGGAAGCGGCATTACAGGCAATTAACAGCCTTCCTTTTCTAAGTCGTGTAAAATTCTGTTGGGCGGTAATAACTAAGAGAGTATAAATGTTGCGGTATAATGGCATGCCTGTTAAAATACGGGCATGTCGAACCCCGAACAGCAACTAGCCGAAGATATAGCCAGCTACTTTGATAACCTAGCTGGCTTTATTATGTACGCATTCCCGTGGGGTGAAGAAGGCGGGGCGCTATCCAAACAGGATGGCATGGACACTTGGCAGATTGAAGTCGCTAATGAAATAAGCGAGAAAGTAAAGCTTGGCATGAATGTTAATGAGGCTGTTCAAGCTGCAATCAGGGTAGCAGTTTCATCAGGGCATGGTATCGGAAAATCAGCTTTGGTTGCATGGATTATCATTTGGTTTGTATCTACCAGACCACACCCACAGGTTGTTGTAACCGCAAATACCCAAGCACAGCTTACAAACAAAACATGGCGGGAGCTTGCTAAATGGCATCGCCTATCGCTAAACAAACACTGGTTCCAGTGGACAGCCACAAAATTTTATTTAAAAGAGCATCCTGAGACTTGGTACGCATCTGCAATACCTTGGTCAGAAAAGAACTCAGAAGCGTTTGCTGGTACGCATGAAGAGCATGTGTTGATGATATTCGATGAAGCATCTGCGGTAGCTGACTGTATTTGGGAAGTTTGCGAAGGCGCAATGACAACTCCCGGAGCTATGTGGATTTGCTTTGGGAACCCAACAAGAAATACAGGAAGATTCTTTGATTGCTTTGGCGAGTTCTCACATCGCTGGATTACCCGACATATTGATTCAAGAACAGCGAAGATGGCAAATAGAGTGCAGCTTGACGAATGGGTGCATGACTATGGTGAGGATTCTGACTTTGTGCGTGTCCGTGTGCGTGGTGTTTTTCCAAGGGCAGGCTCTGCACAGTTTATATCTAGTGAGGATGTTCGTGATTGCGTGGCTTATAAGGCAGAGGGATATGGTAGCCAGCCGCTTGTTTTTGGCTGCGATGTGGCGCGTTTTGGTTACAACAATAGTGTTATTGTTAAACGGCGCGGAAGAAAACATCTTGAGACAAAAAAATGGAACGGCATAAGCACAATGGATTTCGCCGCGCATATTGCTAGAGAGATTATGAATGAATCTCCTGATGCAGTATTTGTGGATGGGGCTGGGGTTGGCGGTGGCGTTATTGACAGGCTTACCGAGCTTGGCTTCAATGTTATTGAGGTACAGGCGGCAGGCTCACCAGAGGACGGCGACAGGTATTTTAACAAGCGTATGGAATGCTGGGCTAGAATGAATGATTGGATTAAAGCTGGTGCTGACATTATAGACGACAAGGAGCTTACCAAAGGGCTTGTATCTCCAGAGTATTTTTATACAGCATCAAACAAATTACAGCTTGAGAAAAAAGAAGATATGAAGAAGCGTGGGCTTGAATCTCCAGATGACGCAGATGCTTTAGCTCTGACTTTTGCCGAACGTGTGTTATCATTCGCTCGAAAGTCAACAAGGAAGAGAGCTAGAAGCTGGCGTGTGATTTAGGAGGGTATGATGGCAGGGATGACGAAAGGGAAAAATATCAAGAGCAATGAACACCAGCTTGGAGATGAATTAACAGGTCGTCCTGACGGTGAGCCAGAAGCAGGTTTTGAGCAATCAGATGAAGAACATGAGGCCTTAGAAAAAGTCCGCATGTTTTGGGATGAAGCACGCATACAGCAGGCAGAAGCACGTTATGAAATGGCTTTAGATGAAGATTTTTATGACGGTTTACAGTGGACTCCTCAAGACGAAGCTGCAATGAAAGAGCGTGGTCAAGCGCCGCTTGTTATAAATGAGATTAAGCCCACTATTGATTGGGTTATCGGTACTGAAAAAAGAACCAAGATTGATTACAGGGTTCTACCAAGAAAGAATGAACGCGAAGCCTCTATTGCTGCCAGAGCAAAATCACAACTCCTTAAATATGTCCAAGATACATCATACGGGCAGATTGAAAATTCAACATCATTCAAAGACCAAGTGACAGCAGGCATAGGCTGGATTGAGATTGGTATTCGGGGTGATAAGGAAGACGACCCCATATTTATTCGCCATGAAGATTGGCGTAATATGTGGTTCGACCATCGCTATCGCTCTAAATCAATGGATGATTGTCGGTATGTGATTCGCGCTAAGTGGCTTGATTTGGATATTGCCAAAGCAATGTACCCTGACAAAGTTTCCGAACTTGAGTTTGCTGCCAAGGCGTATGATGCAGTGGCTCAGGATGAGCTTGAGTTTGCTGTGAACACAACGGTGGCAGATAAAACATCTACAGGCGCACAGTGGACTACTCCATTATTCCAAGATGATTTCTCAGTGCTGGATAATCGCCGTAGTATCGTGAGGGTTATTGAGTGCTGGTATCGGGAGCCAAAACAAGTTCGTATGGTTCGTGGCGGCTTCTTTGATGGCACTAAAGAATCACTCGCTGATGCAGATACACTTGAGTTTGAGATTCGTGAAGGCACAGCCTCTATTACTGACTCAATATCTATGCAGGTACATTTTGCAATCTTTATTGGCAATATCATGTTGAATTATGGCGAAAGCCCGTACCGACATAACCATCTTCCATTCATTGCCTTGCCATCATATCGCCGCAAGCGTGATGGTGCGCCTTATGGTATGGTTCGGAATATCCGTGGTGTTCAGGAAGATTTGAATAAGCGGCGCTCAAAAGCTTTGCATATCCTATCCACAAATAGAGTTATTGCAGAAGCCAACGCAGCATCACCGATTGGCTGGCAGCAGATTGAGGAAGAAATATCTCGACCTGATGCAATCATCAAACTTGATGGCAAAAAAGATGCTAGGTTTGATATTGATACAAACAACAATGTTGCACAGCAGCATTTGGAAATCATGGCTGATGACAAGCAAGCTATCCGTGAGGTTGCTGGCGTTACCAATGAGAATCTAGGGCAAGAGTCAAACCTTGTTTCTGGTAAGGCAATTTTAGCCAAGCAAAACGAAGGCTCTGTTGTAACGGCAGAGATATTTGACAACTTCCGTTTCTCACAACAATTACAGGGTGAGATTTTATTATCTTTGATTGAACAATTTTATACCGAAGAGAAATCAATATATATTGCAGGCAATCGTGGACGATATGCCCACACTACGGTCAATAGAGTTGAAGAGGATGGCTCTGTCATCAATGATATTACAGCAGCAAAAAGTGATTTTATTATAGCAGAGCAGGATTACCGCGAGTCATTGCGCTTATCTATGTTTGAAAATATGTCTGAATTGATAACCAAACTAAGCCCTGATGTGGCATTGAACCTTCTTGACTTGGTTATTGACATGTCTGACATACCTGACAAGGATGATTTAGTAACCCGTATCCGTGACATTAACGGACAGCGTGCGCCCTCTGACGATGCTGGCATTGATATTCACGATAAGCTTGAACCAACGCCAGAAGAGCAGGCAGAGCTTGAAGCAGAAGCTGCGCAAGAACAGCATGACGCTGAGATACAACAGCTTGAAATGGACATGCAGAAAGCTGGGGTTCGCAAAGAAACGGCTGATGCTGTACTCAAGGAAGCTAAGGCTGAAACTGAGAGAGCTAAGGTTAAGAAAACTAATTCTGATTCTAGGATTAGCGAGCAGGCGCATAATGTCGAACTTGGAGAGAAGATGGGCATTATAAAAACGCAACAACCAGCGCAAGCTGGAAATACCAAGAGGTGATAAACAATGAGTACATCAAATAGCAATAAAATGGCTGATATGCCAAATGACACAGATTTTACCGAAGAAGAAATGGCACAACTATCTGATGAAGAGCGCGAGGCTCTAAAGGAAGAAGCTGATGCGGAAGAAAAGCCTGATGATAAACCTGACGAAGAGGCAGAAGAAGAATCCGCTGATGAAGAAGCTGATGAAGAAGCTGATGAAGAAGCTGATGAAGAAGCTGATGATGAAGAAGCTGATGATGAAGAAGCACCTGCGGAAGAAGAGCCTGTAAGTCTAAGCAAAGCTGTTGAGTCTAAAGGTGATGGATTCACACCTCAATTAGATGAAACTGGTGTGGAAGATTATGATGAAAAGATTGATGTGCTAACCAAGCAATATGAAGATGGTGATATTGGTTTGGGTGAATATACTAAGCAAACAGGGCTGCTTGCTGCCCAACAAGCCACTGCTGATGCAAACAAGGCAAGTAATGAGCTTATGTCAGAGCAGCGTTGGGAGGCTGATAAAAATGCATTCTTCGAGCTTAATCCTATGTTCAAAGAGGCAGATAACCCTGATATGTATGACGCGCTTGATGCCAAGCTTCGCCGCATGTCCACTGCTGGAGAATTGGATGGCATGTCTGCATCGAAAGCCTTGGTGACTGCTGCGAATGCAGTGTTGAATGTTCGTCAGCCACAACAGGAAGAACCAGCCTCTGCTGAAAATAAGCGACCTCGCCCCAAGAAAGGCGATGTGAAAATACCAACAGGTCTGGCTGATGTTCCTTCTGCTGACAGTAATAGCACTGGCAAGAATAAGTTTGCCAATATCGACAACCTTGAAGGCGAGGCTTTGGAGAATGCTGTTGCTGCAATGTCTGATGCTGACAGAACATTGTATGAACAAATGCTATGAAATACATAGATATGAAAATTGGCGAGTATGTTGAGCTTAATGTAGCTGGCGAGAGTGTAAAAGTAATAGCGCAACAAAGAAGCGGTAATTATGTTCGCCTTGCTATACAAGCCGATAAAGCTGTTGATATAAGTAATAATAAATCATTAGCAGATGACGGTTTAGTTGACATTGTGCGGTAAGATGAAATAGAATCGCTCCCCGAAGCCAGTTGTGGCTTTGGGGTTTACCGCTGCTTAACCGCAGCAATGGTATGTTCAAGAGAGCTTCCCTTAGACTATTGGCGAATAACCAACGGAGGGAAGTCTTATGGCTCAAACTATCGTAGGTCTTGGCGATGCCAAGGCTATTAAACGCTGGTCGAGTTCTCTGGCTGTTGACGTTGCTCGTAAATCCTATTTCAGCAAGAAGTTCATGGGTAAAGGTGCTGACGCATCTACACCGATTCAACTTTTTAACGAACTGGAAAACGATGCTGGCGACCAGATTACTTTCGACCTATCCATGCAAATTGCAATGCAACCTATTGAGGGCGATAATGTCCTTGAAGGTAAAGAAGAAGACTTGAGATTTTACAGCGACCAATTTTATATTGACCAAATGCGTTGCGGTGTAAACACAGGTGGCAAAATGACGCGCAAGCGTACTTTGCACAACTTGCGTGCCATTGCTCGTAAACGTCAATCTGAATGGTGGGCGCGTGTTCAAGATGAAGTCATCTTTATGTATTTATCAGGCGCTCGTGGTGTGAATGCAGATTTTGTATTCCCATTATCTTACACTGGTTTTGCAAACAACACATTTACTGCACCAGATGCCGAACATATCATGTATCCTACAGGCTCAACATCTAAGGCTACTATCACATCAGCTACGAAGATGGACTTAACTATCATCGACAAGCTTGTTGCTCACGCAACTATGATGGGTGGCGGCATAACTGAAACGCCTCAGATTCAACCTATCGACATCAATGGTGAAAAGCACTATGTATTGTTACTGTCTCCTTGGCAGATTTATGACTTGCGTACAAACACCACTGCTGGTCAATGGCTTGATATTCAGAAATCCGCTGCTGCCGCAGAAGGTCGGAGCAATCCAATCTTTAAAGGTGCAATGGGCATGTATAACAACGTGGTTATCCATGAACATAAAGGTATTATCCGCTTCACTGATTATGGCGCTGGTGCAAACTTACCTGCTGCCCGTGGTTTATTTATGGGCGCACAAGCTTGTGCAATGGCATTCGGTTCTCCGGGTACTGGCATGCGCTATCAGTGGCATGAAGAAACACGCGATAACGGCAATCAAGTTGTTATCACTTCCTCAGCAATTTGGGGAGCTAAAAAATGTACGTTTAACAGCAAAGACTTCGGTGTAATCGCCGTTGATACTTACGCTGCTCAACCGGCATAAGGGGGTAACTAATCATGGCACTTATTAAAGGTCAAAACATTAGTCGTTCTCGTCCTGCGATTACCACAGATGATGCAGATATTGTATCGGTTCGTGGCACGCATATTGTCACCGCTGCGGAAGCTGTTGCTGCCGTTGCTGGTGATGTTATCCAACTGGTTAAACTTCCTGTGGGAGCTAAAGTTGTGGATGCTATTGCATACTCATCTGCGGCTGAAACAGGAACCGCTGACCTTGTAGAGTTTTCAGATGCTGCTGGCGTTGCTATTGCCGCATCTGGCGTTGTCGCTGCTGGTGCAGTGCTTAACGGGGCTGTACATCGCTTGGATAGCGTAGCTGCCTTGGATTTAGCACCGCAATCAGCAGAGGTTTATGGCTCTGTTGTGCTTGGCGCTGCTACTCCGGGATTAACAGCGGGTACGGTCATTGTCTTGCAGTTGTCTTATCGCAACTCTTGGCTTGGCGACTAAGTAAGAAACTGGAAAGGGTGGGCTACGGCTCGCCCTTTTTTTTTATTAACCAAGGAGGTTATATGTTAATCGAGAGAAAGCTAAAAATTAAAGGTGGAACAACTGTAAGTTTGGACTCAAAGAATTATGAGTTCAAGTCTGTTGATGGTGATGATTCCCCGCACGTTTGCGAGGTTAAAGACCCTGCACATATTAAAATTTTATTGGGCATTGATGATGGCACTGTTTATGTCGAAGCTAATAGCCCTTCTGAGCCAGAGCCTGTATCAGATATTCCAAGCGACTTGAAAGGAAAATCAAAGAAGCAGTTGGCAGAGCTTGCTAAGGCTGAATTTGATGTTGATTTGGATGTAAAAAAAGCAGTAAAAACTATCATTGCTGAAATCTTATCTTTGCGTAGCGATGTAGCAGAGGCTGCTGCACAAAAAGAATTGGATGAAGCTGATGAAGCACAACGATTGGCAGACGAAGCGGCTGAATTGGCTGCTAAGGCTGCTGAATAAAAATGAACCTCACACAACTCCTCACCGCAGCTAGACTTGAACTTGATGACCCCGATACTGGTGTTGATTCGAGAGATTTGCTCTGGAGCGATGAGGAGCTTGTGCGTTGGTGCAATCAAGCTCAAGAAGAAGCCGCAGCGCGAGCATACCTTTTGTTTGATGATACAACTGCGCTATCACAAATAGCGATTGACACATCTGGAAACAGATTTCCAGTTGACCCCAAAGTTATCCGTGTTGTCGATGCCAGGATTGTCGGCAGCACTTTTCCGAAGTTAATCCCTGCCAATGAGAATAGGCTTGATGAAAAAGACCCCTTATGGGGAACCAGAACAGGCGAGCCTAGACATTGGGTTAATCGGGATAAATTTATATTACTTGACCGTATTCCGCTTGCGGTAGGAGTTATTCAGCTTGAGTGTTTCAGGCTACCTACTGACTTGGTTCTCGGCACAGCAGAAACGCTTGAGATTGATGCACAGCACCATGAGTCATTGCTGTATTGGATTAAGCATCGTGCTTACGAAAAACAAGATACAGAAACTTTCGACCCTGCGAAATCATCAATAAACTCCAATAAGTTTACAGCTAGGTTTGGGCAGCGCCGCACAGCCGCAGAGCAGGAAGTATTGCGTAGTGAGCAGCCAAGACGAACCCGCGCTGCTTTCTTCTAATGGCAGTAACCAATCAGCCCATCCGATTTGGCAGATTCAAAGGAGTCAATAACAAGCAGGACATGCTTGGTCTTGAGCATCTTACGCTTGGAAAGAATATTGATATTGATAAGAATGGCAAAGTCCGTAGGCGCGGCGGGTTTAAGAGCGTAACTGTGTCAGCTTCATCATCACTATGGTCTAATGGCGACATATGCCTATTTGCAGAGGCTGGCTTACTAAAAAGGCTGGCAGATGATTTTGTAACCACATCGGTTATAACACCTATTCAGGGTGATGTTTGTTATTATTCTGCGCTGGGAAAGATTTATTTTTCTGATGGCGTATCAAGTTGGGTGTTGCAGGATGGGGTGGCTAGGTCTTGGGGGATTAAGCCTCCCCCAGCACCTACTGTTGAAACATCTTTTGGCTCCATGCCGTTTGGCATGTATATGATTGCCATTACCTATGTTGCCACAGACGGGCGTGAAAGCGGCTCTTCTAGCTACGCGGTAGCTCGCGGAGAAGGCTCAGTGAGCGTTACGAATATAGTACAGCCAGCATCGGGATTTGTGCGAGTGTATGCATCTACGCTAAATGGCAATGTATTATATAGGGTGGCAGAGCTTAAGAATGGCGAAACATCTGCTGTGTATAATGGCGAGATAAGCAATGTGCAGCTAAAGCATAATCTAGCATCAGCAGCACCGGGCGGGCATATTATCTGCTATTACAAGGGTAGGATGTATATTGCCGATGGAAATGTTATCTGGAGCAGTGAGCCATATCATCCAGAAATGTTCAACAAGTCTTCCCAATATATGCAGTTTGATGGGCGCATTACCCTGATGTTTCCTGTATTGGACGGAATTTACGTTGGTGATGGGAGCATTAAATTTTTACAGGGTGATTCCATCAACGATTTTAAAGTAAATATCCTTGCAGAGTATAATGCTATCGAAGGAACTGCTGACTATTTAGATGCAAAATACTTCGATGGTAAAGGCGAAGGGGTTGTTTTTACATCCGAAAGAGGCATCTGCGTTGGTGGTGCTGGAGGAAGTTTTAGCAATCTTACAGAAGATGATGTAGCATTCCAACATGGATTTAAGGGAGTCGGGCATGTTCGGCGTATAAACGGCATGGTTCAATATCTCAGCTTAATCAATGGTGACGCTGGTAATGCAGTGAATAATTACAGCCCCGTGGTTGGGCAAATAGAAATGAGATAGGAGAGAATAAATGACAATTCGTTTATCTACAGGACTTCGAGATAATTTGCTTGATACAGGCGCTTTTAATGCGGTGATGGCTAATTGTAAATTCGAGTATTATACAGGCGCACAGCCTGCATCAGCAGATGATGCAGCAACAGGCATTTTGCTTGCCACGATTAATAATACAACAGGCATCAATTTTGCCGCCGCTGCTGTTGCTGGTGTGCTGGCGAAACTTGCAGCAGAAACTTGGTCGGCAGTTGCTGTCGCATCTGGAACGGCTGGATATTATCGAGTATCACTGATTGCTGATGCAAACGGATTAAGTACAATAGCACCACGATTTGATGGCTCAGTGGGTACATTTGGCGCAGATTTGAATATGTCCAGCACCACAGTAACCGCAGGCGCAACACAACAGATAACTGCTTTAGACATTACTCTACCAGCAGCATAATAGGAGGCTATCATGGCAGTCCAACTACATGAATTGACTATGTGGCTATCAGGGGGAGCAGGGAACACCATTCCTTTATCATCGCTCGGTGGCGTTATTTCCACTACTGCGAAGGTGTTGTCACAGAATGCCACAGCAACAACCAACGTGACAGGGGTTACGATTGTGGATGCTACAGGTAATGTAGAAGGCAACGGCACGATTGATTTCACCCTGACAGGCACAACGCTTCAATGGACACCTCCGGGCGGCTCCATCGGAGTTGCTGTACCAACACTAATAGACGGGCGTTATAGCTTGGCTGGGGCTGGGGGAGAGCTTCTAATTGTTGATGTGGTGGTTGCAAGCCTGCCAATAGGAAATGCCGCCGACATTAACATTGCAATCACCAATAATAAGAACGCTGTTTTCGATGATATTCTCAAGTCAGAAAGTTTTGCTGGGGATAACGAATATCGCGCACTTTATGTTAAGAATGAATCTGTCGTTGATACGGCTTTTGATGTGTTACTTTGGATTCAGGCTCAGCCATCTGGCGCAGACAGCATGCAGATTATGATTGACCCTGCTGGTGCTGGCGATGGTGTAACAACTGGCGTGGCGCAAACGGTTGTTAATGAGAATACTGTTCCTGCAACAGGCACATTCTCAGCCCCATCATCAGCATCTACCGCATTAGCTCTTGGTCAGCTTGCCGCAGGTCAGGTTGCAGCATTTTGGATTAAACGAACAATACCAGCACTTAATACTGTAACAACGCTGAATGATTTATCGTCTATCGGTATTAAGGCATTTGTATAAGAAGGTGTCATAATGGCACTTCCAACATTTAAGTTTTACCGCATAAGTATAAATGGAACTGTTGGTGGCTCTAGGGCTGCTATAGCCACCATAAGCTTTTATAATGACTTTGCTGGAATAACTCCTGTATCAACAGTTGGGGCTATAGCCTCAGCTAGTTCTGAGTTGTCAGCGACAACATACCCTGCTGCCAAGGCACTTGATGGAACCACAAATAGCTCTTGGTTATCTCAAAATAATTCAGTACCTGCGTGGTGGCAGATTGAATTTCCTGCTCCAGAGACTATTTATTCACTAACCCTGAATGGTGGAAATTGGTGGAATGAGCGGATGACCAGTTTTGATATTCTGGCATCCAATGACGGTATAACATGGGCAATATTACAGGTTAATACAAATGTTGCCCATACAACGAATACAGATTACTCTTATCAAGTTATTCCCGTTGTTTCTAATACTATTGGGATAACCTACGACTTAACTAGCGTTGGAACGGCAGTATTCACTCCGCAGTTGGTTTACGATACAAATGCTCCTGTAATTATTACTCCGCGACTAGATGTGGCTTATACAGTACCAGTAGCAAATAATATCAATGCACTCCTTAACCAATCACATGCTGTTGCTGGAACTCAGATAATTCGCAAGAGGTTTATAAACACTTGGGATATAGTGCCTAGTGGTGTCTTTATATCTGGGCAATTAGGCATATCTTATGATTTAAACCCATCTGTTGCCTCTGGTGTAGTAAATCTTCCTGCGCTGACTATAAATGCAAGACCAGCGGATTCTGGTGTAGTAAATCTTCCATCATTTACAGCGTCAGGCATAGGTAAATCAGGAAATATTGCCTCTGGCACAGTTAGCATCCCTGCCTTTAAGGTGTCTGCAAGAGCAGCCGTAACTGCGGCATTCACAATGCCTGCCATAACTGCCACGGGCATCGCAACATTTATAAATGCTGGCTCTGGTGTTGTAACAATACCTGCCGTAGCCATTTCTGTAGCCCCAAACAACGGAACTTTTGGAGTCGGCTCTGGAATTATCCCAAGGCTAGGTGTTTCAGGCACTGGTATAGGTGGTACATTCGCATCAGGCAGTGTTTCGATAGGTTTAACAGTAGCTGGGCAAGGATTCATTGGGCAAACGGCATCAGGTGTGGCTGCGCTCCCAGCATTTACAGCAACAGCAACGGCTATATTCTCAACAACAGCAGCGGGTTCTGTGTTTCTGCCAGCACTTAGGATTGATACAGGCTTAAGAGCAGTTGATGGCGGTGCTATATTCTCTGGCTGGGCTTTGAATATGGAAGGCAATCTGCTTACCGAGTATGCTGGCTACCCATTTAATTCGATGGGAACATTTAACGGCAGGACTCTGGCAGCCACCTCAGCAGGAATTGTTGAGCTTACGGGTGGGTTGGATGGCATTTATACCATTGATGCCCAAGCAACTACAAGCCAAGCAGATTTTGATTCGCACTTTATGAAAAGAATCAGGGATGCTTACGTTGGCTTGCGAGCCGATGGCGGAGTTATATTCAAGACAATTACTGATGAGAATGTTATCAGGCAATACCCATTATCAAGAGTTCGCAACGGACTGCATGAGCAGCGCGTAAAACTATCTCGCGGTGTAAAATCTAGGTATTGGCAGTTCGGGATTGAGAATGTTGATGGCGCATTTTTTGAGCTGGATAACATTACTATTGAGCCAGAGGTTCTTACGCGGCGCACTAGATGAAGAAGATTCTTTCAGCAGGCATCATGGAGTCTGGAACCCTGTTTGCACTTGGCAAGAAGCTGGCTAGGCAGGGAAAAACAAAGGAAATCAGTGCATTTGTTACTATGCCAACAAGCAATAAGGCAATTCAGAGAAGGGATTATTTTGAGCTTCGACCTGTATTAAACAGTACAAACCTTATACTCAGAACAAAACCACAAGCATTTGCCATTACAGGCGCTGCCCCCCCGAAGCAGGTTGGTAAAAAACTTATCTGTGTGAAAGACTCAAATAATTTTGGCGTATGGCTAAAGGTTGGCACTAAAGGCGCAATAATCACTGCAACCGCAGATGTATCATCAGAACTTGTTAGTTTTAGTGGCGAACAAAGATACCCAATTTGGGCACCAGCCAGCAGCTCATATGATTTAACATCAGGAGCGGCAGTTGCGGCAGTAGCCTCTGTAGCAGCCCCTGCGTCAGTTGAGGCATGGTATTACTTAACAGCGGCTGTTGGCGATGCAAATTCTCCAGATAGAGGTGTTTGCGTACATATAGATGGCGATGCTTTGATGTTTGAAAATCAGAACGCACTAGCTCTCTCTGGATGGAGAACCCCAGCATTTTTAGAGAATTATTATTTACACCCTATTGATATGCTCCTTGTGGTTCCATCCAATACAGAGGCAACAATCACGCTATCTCCAAACGATGCTTTTAAGAGCTTTTGGTTTATTGATTATAAAGCACAAGAAGATAGTAGTTTCTCGAAAGAAAAACAGGTGGAAAATGAAGCAATATCTGTAACAATGCCAATGCTATCAACCCCTGCAATATACAATATAAGCATAGACTCTAAAATAGCTACAGATGAGACTGCGCAGTTTTGGGTTGATTCTATAGGCGCATCAAAAGCAGAGCTTTATCCTGCGGCAAACTATTATTTCAAGCGAAGTGCTGGCTCGGCAAATGCAAGCACATCATTCAGCGTACGTGTTGACGCTAAGGAGGACACTAGCTTTGATATTGTAAGAACTGGAGATGTTAATAGTTTCAATGGTCGGATAGATGTAAATCGAACTCCTGATGGCGCAAGCATTACCTCTGATATTTGGAGCAGTGAGAGTTATTTTAGGAGGTT